ATGTTGCAGACTAATATCCCTGAGGCAGTTGGTGGGGGATATGGAGAATTTTGGTACTTTCGTGGACGATATCGTGTAGTTAGAGGATCTCGCGGGTGCAAGAAGTCGAAGACGGCGGCACTCTGGTTTATCATTCATCTGATGCTATATCCAGAAGCAAATTTACTAGTCGTGCGGAAAGTATACCGTACTCTCAAAGACTCCTGCTTTGCTGATCTCTGCTGGGCAGTGAGGCGGCTGGGTGTGGAGGACAAGTGGCAGTTTCACGTCTCCCCCTTAGAGGCGACCTATATAGAGACTGGGCAGACCATCTATTTTCGGGGACTGGATAATCCGATGAAAATAAATTCCATCTCAGCCCCTGTGGGACAGCTCTGTTGGCTTTGGATTGAAGAGGCCTTCGAAATCAGCCGGGAGGCGGATTTTGATATGCTGGACGAAGCCATCAGAGGACGCAGTGAAAGCGGGGTGTTCAAGCAGATTACCCTCACATTCAATCCCTGGGACGAGCGGCACTGGCTCAAACGTCGCTTCTTTGACCCGCCCCCTTCAGAGGATGTACTGGCCATGGCAGTGAATTATCAGGTCAATGAGTTTCTCGATGAGCGGGATCTCGCACTCTTTGCCCAGATGAAAGAACGCAACCCCCGGCGTTATCAAGTGGCAGGTCTGGGCGAGTGGGGCGTCCACGAGGGATTGATCTACGAGAATTGGCGGCAAGAACGGTTTTCTCCGGATGAAATAAAAAAGAGGCCGGGGATATCTCCCGTGTTTGGCCTGGATTTCGGTTTTACCAATGATCCCACAGCCCTATTTTGCGGCTGGGTGGATCAAACAGCCCAAACAATCTACGTCACGGACGAACTCTATGAACGCGGCCTGACAAACGCAAAACTTGCCCAGACGTTAAAAGAGCGTGGTTACGCCAGAGAAGTCATCCGCGCAGACTCAGCGGAGCCGAAGAGTATTGAGGAGCTACGGAGACAGGGCATCACCAAAATACGCGGTGTGAAAAAGGGAGTGGATTCCGTGCGCCACGGCATCTTAAAACTCCAAGACTATGAGATCATCGTACATCCCAAGTGCAGACATTTCCTCGCAGAGATCACAAGCTACACCTGGGCAAGAGACAAGCGCTCTGATACGACTACGAATCGCCCAGACACCCGGGCGGAGGATCATCTCATGGACGCCATGCGCTATGCGATGGAGGACACAGGACAAAGTGCGCGGTTTTCTTTTTGATTATGGCCTATATAGGCTCCTTTTCCAAAGGAGCTGTCCGCGAAGCGGACTGAGGATTGCCCTTTGTTGGAGCGATTACCCCTACTTTAGTCTCAACAAATCCCGTTCACTTGGTTCAGCCAAACCATGCTAAGATAGTAGTGTAAACAAATACAAAAGCGGCACCGTGGCGACTTTGCCATGGTGTCGCTTTTGCGTGAAGGAGGACAATCCATGAAACCAGAAGTCCAAACAAGCGGGACAAATTGGGCGGCGATCCTGAGAGAGGAGCTAGATCTCTTTCTCTCCTCAGAGAAGCGGCGGGAGATGATCACAGGCGAGCGCTATTACGCGGGCAAGCATGACATTTTGAACCGTAAAAAAACCATAGTAGGCCCGGGCGGGCAGATCGAAGAGTGCAAACATCTGCAAAACAGCCGCATTGTAGACAATCAATACGCCAGAGTAGTAGATCAAAAGGTGAGTTATCTTTTAGGCAAACCCTTGACCATTGACAGCGATCAAAAGGAGCTTCTGCCTGAGCTAAACGCTCTATTTGGGGCGGACTTCATGCGAAAGATCCGGCTGGTGGCGGAAGATGCCCTAAACTGCGGCATCGGTTGGCTCCATCCCTATTACGACAAACGCGGCAAGCTTCGATTCCGCCGCATTGCGCCTTGGGAGCTCATCCCATTCTGGGCAGACGATGCCCACACGGAGCTAGAGAGCGCACTCCGCGTTTACAAACGTCCCCGGGGTGGATATGAGAAAGCTGACACCATGCTGGAATGCTTCACCCCGGAGGGACTCCATCACTTTGCCCGTGAAGATGGAGAAATCAAGCCGGAGGGCTCCATCAAGCCCTATTTCACCTGCAAGCTAGGCGATACAGAGCGGGCAGGGGTTTGGAGCGGAGTTCCTCTGATCCCGTTCCGGGCAAGCACGCGGGAGATTCCTCTGATTCGCCGGGTGAAATCTTTACAGGATGGCATCAATCTCATGCTATCCGACTTCCAAAACCGCATGAGTGAGGATGCACATCAAACTGTCCTTGTCATCCGCAACTTCGATGGGGAGGATCTGGGCGAGTTCCGGCGGAATCTTGCCACATTCGGCGCAGTCAAAGTCCGCAGTGAGGGTTCAGACGGTGGTGGAGTAGATACGCTGAACATTGAGGTGAATGCGGGGAACTTTGAGGCGATTTTGCATCTGCTTAAGAAGGCATTAATCGAAAACGCAAAAGGCTTCGATGTCCGCGACATCACATTAAAAGGCAGTCCAAACCAAATGGCGATCCAGTCTATGTATGCAGACATGGATCTCGACGCGGACATGATGGAAACAGAGTTCCGCGGCGCCTTCCGTGAATTGTTTTGTTTTGCGGCGGAGCATCTGGAGCGTCTGGGTAGTCCGGGGCTTGATGCGGAAAAGACAAATGTGATCTTCAAGCGGGATATGCTCATCAACGAATCAGAGCATATTGAAAACTGTTTGAAAAGCCGAGGAATTCTATCAGAAGAGTCTGTCCTTTACAAACATCCGTGGACAAGCGACATAGAGAAAGAGAAGGATCGGCTTGCAGAAGATCTTGTTCGGGCGCGTTCGCTGAAAGACGATAAACTAAACTTGTAAGGACAAGCAGGAAGGAGGTTTTAGACGTGAACCAAACAAAGGAAGATATATCCGGCATTCGGCAAGAGCTGGAAGAAATCTGGGGCGAGCTGAATGGTCTCCGCAGGGCGCCAGAGTTTGTCGGTATAGAACCCGGACAGGGGGGAGACGCCCTGCCGGAGGAAGACCTCTTGCCCTTTGAGGCAAGGCTCAGAAAAGCGCGGGACACAGGTGACATGTTAGGCGCCCTCCGCATCAAACAAGAAGCCGCCGTAAGCGGCATAGTGCTTCTGTAAAAAACCAAATATAAAGGAGAACCAGAAATGGCAAATCAAGTAACAGGCCTCGGCACCTCTTGGAATCTACCAAACTATGCAGGGGAGCTCTTTTCCGCAGACGCCACCCAGACACCCCTTCTCAGCATGACAGGGGGTCTGTCCGGCGGGAGACAGACAGATAACTTCGAGTTCCCCACAGCGGTACTCTATGACTATCCGACAGCAGACCAGCCGGAGATCTCAGAGCGAGCATCTGCCGTAGCGCCGGAAGCCCATATGGCAGTCCGCGAGCAAGAGGCAAACGTGGTGCAGATCCACCAAGAGGTGATTGATCTGAGCTACGTGGCCCTCTCGAACCTACATCGCATGAGTGGACTAAACACAGCGGGGCAGAAGCCGGCATATGAGGACGAAAAACTGTTCCAACTCCAGCACAAACTAATCAAAGTAGCGAGAGATGTAGAACACAGCTTCATCAACGGCAATTATCAAAAAGCGGGTAGTGCATCTGAGGCGAACAAAACCCGAGGCCTATTGGAGCTCACCCGGGCAAATACCCACATCGATGCCGGCGGTGCGCCTCTGACAGCGGATCTGCTACGGACACTATACCGTGACATGGCAGACGCGGGGGCTTATTTCAACAATATGGTTATGTTCCTCTCCGCCTATCAGAAACAACAGCTGACGGAAGTTTACGCAAGTCAAATGGGTGCCCGTGTAACAGAGTGCCGGAGCGTGGGTGGAGTAAACATTACACAGGTGGAAACCGACTTCTTCAACATGGGCATCGTCTGGAACCGTTTTGTTCCGGCGGATACGGTTTTGATCGCAGACGTAGCGCATATTGCCCCGGTGTTCCAAGTTGTACCGGGGAAAGGCGTCTTGTTCACAGAAGAACTGGCGAAAATCGGTGCCTCTGAGAAGATTCAACTCTTCGGTCAAATCGGACTGGCGCACGGTGCAGGTTTCTTGCATGGTAGCATCACAGGCCTACAGGCGCTCTAATGAAAGACAAGCTAATCAAACGCTTGGAGGAGCTGGGCCTTGCACCTCCTGCCGAGGATGAGGGATTACTCAAGTCTCTCTGCAAGGGCGCAAAACGCAGACTTCTTGCAGAGACCGGACAATACGAGTTGCCGTCTGCCCTAAAACCCACCATGATTGACATAGCGGCAGGGGAATACCTCCTATTTCGCAAAAGCATCGGCCGTTTAGAGGGTTTCGATCACGAACACGCTATCCGCCGGATATCACAGGGGGACACCAGCATCACCTATGCCACTGCGAATGAAGGAAGCTCCCCAGCAGACGCTTTGATCCAGCGGCTCCTCACCCCGCCTCCGGCGCTTATCACAGAGTGGAGATGTCTGCGATGGTGAGTAGAACAAAAACCTTGCGCAAGTTATGGACAGACCGCTGTGATGTCTACATCAGTGAACAAACCGAAGACCCGATCACAGGCCGCACTATGGAGTGGGAACGCAGACTACACCAAGACATTCCCTGCCGCCTAAGTTTTCGCCGTGGAATTGAAGCCATGGGTATGATCCGCGATGTTGGGGACGCGGCGATGGAGTCTGTGCAAGTGGTACGTCTATTTTTGGCACCGGATGTAAGGATACCGCCCGGCAGTCGCATTGTGCTGAGGCGGGAAGATGGAAGCGAACTCCGCCTTCAGCGCACCGGTGTCCCCGCAGTATTTGAAAGCCACCAAGAAATCCGCATGGAGCGGGAAGAACGCTTCGTGTAAGAAGAGGGGTTAAGCATATGAGAGATCTAAGCGCATTCCTGCGCCCAAACGCGGCGCAAGTGGAGAATGTCACATTCGAGGCGTCCAAACGCTTCACCGGGACAGAGGGCGAACCTATTCTATGGGAAATCCGCTGTATCTCCTCCACAGAAGATGAAGAAATCAGGCGCCAAAGCACGCGCCGCTGTGCCGGAGGGAGAGGGCAGTCAACTTCCGAGACAGATGTATCTCTATACCTAGGGAAGCTCGCGGCAAAATGTACCGTCTACCCTGACCTAAACGATCAGACCCTGCAAGACAGCTATGGTGTCATGGGATCAGACAAGTTACTCCGCGCCATGTTAACCCCGGGTGAGTATGCGGATTTTTTACGGGAAGTACAGAAAATCTGCGGCTTCGATACCCCTTTTGACGGACTGGTGGAAGAGGCAAAAAACTAATCCGTGAAGGCAACGGAGAGGCCTGCCTCGCCCTCTATTGTCTTCACGAATTCAAACTCCTGCCCGCCGATTTCCTGCGATTAGACAGGCGCGAACGGGCATTTATTGTAGCCGCTATCCAGCTCAAAGAAAAGAGCCGGGGCTAGGCGGCGCCACTTTTGGGGCGCACCTTGCGAAGGACACACCAAGCGGATGTACCGCTTCTTCCTAAAACCATCCGCAATGCGTCCCGAGAGTGGAAAAATCCAAAGAAAGAGGTGGTGTTTTGGCAAGTATCCAGTGCGCCATTGAATTATATGACGGTGTCTCGCCTGTCCTTTCGGAGATGGCACTGTCTTTAGACAACTTCAGTGGACAGTTCACCCAGTTCGCTGAAGAAATGGGCGGCCTCACCCCGGACATAGAAGGCCTCGTCCTTTTCGGAGGTGCCTTGGAGTCCCTCGCTGTAGAAGCAGAGGGCGCCTATGGTATCATGAGCGCCCTCCTATCAGCCGGTGAGGGGATTTTAGAAGTATTCTCCGCAGAAATTTTCACCCCCCTCACCGAGGGTGCCATGTATGCCACCGGAGAAATCACAGATCTTTTCGGCACCATGGGCAGTGGCATTACAGAGATCTGGGACGGAATCGGCAGACACGCGGCAGAGATAGCGGGGAGTATCCCAAGCCATTTCGCAGGTCCCTTAGCCCAAGTGACAGGGATGTTCCAAAGCATGGCGGCAAGTGCGAGAGCGGCTCTGAATTCCATCACCAGTAGCGCCCGCGCCGCAATGAACATGGCGAACCAAGTATCAAATGCCGCACAAGCGGCACCGCGCCTCATGTCCGCCGGAGGAGGCAGTGAGGTCGTATCCCTCCTGAGTATCCCAAACAGAGAAGCCCTCACATTGCCGGATCCAGAGATCTACTGGTCACCCAAAGAAGTAGACGCTCCACAAGCGACCACGGTAAATGTAAGCGTTCAAAATGAGAACCACATTGCTCGGGATGTAGATGTAGAGGCAGTCCTCCGAGAGATGGAGGAGAGACTCTGTGACGCAGTGGCAAGTTCCATTGAGGGGGTATACGCATGAGTTACCGCATATTTCTAGACGGTCTCCTTATGCCTGTCACCCCCAGCCGGATCACAGTCCGCCACAAGGGCAGAAACCAGCGGACAGCCCTCATAGACGGCGGCGAGCTCACCCATCTGCGAAAAGGAGACGGGGCGGAATGCACCCTATCTCTCTGTCTGCCGAGACATGTCTATCCCTTCGCCCGCTACGAGCATGGTTTTCTAGCGCCGGAGGTATTTCTAGATCGATTGCTCGCCCTCAGACAAGACCGGCGTCCCTTCCGCTTCATCTGCGCCCGCATGGCGCCATCGGGACGCTTACTGACAGACACAAACTACCGCGTCTCCCTAGAGGATTTGCAGATCATCGAAAATGCCGAAGACGGGGACGACGTGACCATCTCTATCACTCTGCGAGAGTACCAAGAATTTTCCGCAACAAGGGTAGCGGAAGACGGACAGCGCATCGTCATCGAAGGCCTTGGTCGTGAAGTAGACAACAGACCGGGAGGCGGCACACACACTGTAGTCCGCGGCGATACCCTCTGGGGAATCGCGAGAAAACATCTGGGCGACGGGCGCCGCTACGGGGAGATCTTCGAGCTAAACCGGGATCAGCTTCAGAATCCGAATCTCATCCTACCCGGTCAAGTGTTAAGACTTCCCTAGAGAGGAGGGTGACATGGCAAATCCTATCATAACAATCCAGACCAGGCATAACACCTATACTCCCATCATTGCAGGAAACATCACCCTAGAATCCGCCAGAGCGGGTACCCCGGGAAAGCTTAGTTTTCGTGTCATCAAGGATGAAATCATCGGTGTGAGAGGCTTCCATGAAGGGGAGAATGTCAGGTTGACCCTTGACGGAGTCACACTATTTGCGGGTTTTGTCTTCACTAAAAGACGAAACCATGGCGGCATCATCACGGTGACAGCCTATGACCAAATCCGTTACTTGAAAAACCGGGATACCTACGCCTACGAAAACATCACAGCTTCCGACCTCCTCCGGCAAATCGCAGGCGACTGGGGGCTTACAACTGGCAACATCGAACACACCGGCTATATTCTCCCCTCACGCACAGAAAACGGACGCCCGCTTTTAGACATGCTCCAAACAGCCCTCGATATCACAGAGGAGCAAACAGAAGAACGCTTCGTGCTCTACGATGACGCGGGCAGGTTAAGTTTAAGCCACGCAAAAAACATGGAGCTTGACACTTTGATCCACGAGGGGAGCATCAGCGACTTCGACTATAGCTCCACCATCGACCGAGATGCCTATTCAGCGGTACGCCTCTTTCGGCAAGGTTCAAGAGAGGGAGAAACTATTTTTTACGAAGCGCGCCGAGATGATCTCCGCAGACGCTGGGGAGCCTTACGTCACTACGCACGGCTCACGGAGGACACAGACGGACAAAAAACAGCGGAAGCCCTCATGAGAAAAGGGGGACGCAAGACCCGCCGTCTCCGCATTTTAGACGCCGTAGGAGATCTTCGTGTCAGAGGCGGATCCATGCTTCCGGTTCAGCTCTATGTGGGTGATCTAAACCTAGGGCAGATGTTCCACGTAGAGCGGGTCATCCATCGCTTCTCAGAGAGCAGTCATCTGATGGAGCTCATTTTAACAGGAGGTGATTTTGTTGACTGATCTCGTCCAAACCATCAAAAAAGCGGCCATCGAAGCCGTAGAAGCGGGAGAACCAGCGGCGCCTTTCATTGGCACTGTAACAAGGGAATCCCCCTTGCGTGTACGCCTCAACCAAAGGCTCAGCTTGTCCGGTGAGCGGATCTTATTCATGAGAGGCCAAGACTCGCCGGAGGAAGGGGATAGACTTGCCCTCTTACGCTTTGGCGGCGGACAGACCTATCTGGTTCTGGGGTATTTGTGATGAGAAATACGAGGACAAGCATCCCCCGAGAGCGTCTGCCGGAACGCACCTTTCGCCTAGACGAAGAAAGCGGCATAGTCAGAGGACGCACAGATGGTCACGAAGCCGCCCGTCAAGCCATGCGGCTCATCTTACACACCGAGCGCTTTCGTTATGAGATATACAGCTTCCGATACGGCACAGAGTTAGAGAGTTTAGCGGGGAAAGGCGACAGCTTCCTCTTCCCGGAAATCAAACGCCGCGTGACAGAGGCGCTACTGACAGACGACAGGGTAAGAGGCACATCAGACTTCGTATTCAATCGAATCAGAACCCGTGTAACAGTCCGCTTTGTAGCCCACACAATCTTCGGTGACATCGAACAAACATTAGATATTTAGGAGGTGATACCTTGGAAGATACAAACTTTGAAGCCATTCTGGAGCGGCTTTTAGAAGAAGCCCGGAAAGACTTCCCGGAACTTGATACCAGAGAGGGCTCTCTCATCTACTCAGCCCTAGCCCCTGCGGCAATAGAGATCAACCGTGTTCATGAAGCTTTGAATTTCGCTCTGGAAATGAGCTTTGCCGACACCGCGGCTCGGGAATTCCTCATCCGCCGTGCCGCTGAACATGGGATTCATCTCATCCCGGGAACCCCGGCACAGATCGAAGCGGAAGTAGAGCCGGAAGACTTAAGTCTCCCCTTGGGCAGACGCTTCCGCGCAGGGAGTGTCGTCTACGAAGTGACTGGAGTGAGTGCCGAGGGCTATCCGGTTCTGACAGCCGAGACAATCGGTACGATTGGCAACCAATCCGGCGGGAGACTCATCCCCATCGACTTCATAGCGGGGCTCCGCAGTGCAAATATCCGCGCTCTTATCCTACCGGGACGAGACGAAGAGAGCACAGAGTCTCTCCGGCAAAGATATATGGAAAGCCGCCGTATCCAGGCCTTCGGCGGGAACATTACAGCGTACAGGGAGAAAGTCCGCGCCCTCCCCGGCATCGGTGCGGTGCAAGTGTTCCCCGCTTTTGACGGGCCGGGTACAGTGAAAGTTGGCATTCTAGGCGCAGACTTCATGCCCCCATCAGGGACACTGGTGGATTCCGTGCAAGAGGTGCTGGATCCCAGAGACCAAACAGGAGAGGGCAGAGCCTGGGCGCCTATCGGGCATCGTGTAACCGTAACACCTGCCGTCTCCCGACCTATTCTGGTGGAGACAAGGCTTACATTGGAGCGGGGTGCGGATCCGGAAGAGATAAGCGCCAAAGCGCTGGAAGCAGTAGAAACATATTTCCACGAGCTCCGTACCGCTTGGGGGACAAACCATGGCCGTACCGTCCGCCTCAGCCAGATCGACACACGTCTGCTGGATTTGGAGGGTGTGGTGGACATCGCAGACACAGCCCTAGACGGCGGGAGCCGGAACCTGTCACTTGCGGATATGGAAGTCCCCACTCTGGGCAGTTTCGCCCTGCACTAGAAAAGGAGGTATACACATGGATAGACAAATGTTAGATTACCTCCCCCGTGTACTGCAAATCGTCCGGGACTTCCAGTGTCTCATGGCAGTCTATCAAAGCGCGTTTGGAGACCTTTGGCAGAGAGAGCGGGAAAACGAAGACAATTTCTACTTGCAAACAGCAGGTGAGCCGGGTCTGCTCCACTGGGAGCGCATCCTGGGGATTCCAAAACGCCCCGGGCTAGATTTGGAAAGCAGAAGGCAAATCATTGCGGCGCAAATCAGCAAAACGCCGCCTTACTGCTGGAATACGCTTCTTTTTGTCCTCAAAACCCTAACAGGCGATGAAGCGGCCTTCCGAGCAGAGTTGAACGGCTTCACCTTGAAGCTTGATCTCAAAGCCCCTTGGCGCAAGATGGAAGAAGCTGTGTTTCACTTGGTGCGTCAAATGATCCCGGCAAACATCGCCCTAAACATCGTGCTGAATGGGAACACCCACAGAGATCTGGGTCAGGCCACGCATCGCGCCCACGGTGCATATACCCACTACCAATTGAGAAATGAGGTGAATTTCACTTGAACAAAACCCAAAACTTCGGTTTAACCTTGCCGGAGCTGGACGACTTCTATGACATTGAGGTCTTCAACCAAAACAATCGGATCATCGACACATTCCTGCACGAATTGGCAGGTAGCGGTGCAAAAGAGCTCATTGCCACATTTACAGCTTCCGGCACCTTCCACATTGCAAATCATGGCCTATCCATCGGTGACAGGGTGGACGCATATATCGTCGGTGCAGGTGGCGGAGGATCGGTCAGCCACGGCGGCGGTGGCGGACATTGTCTGCTTCTGCAAGATGTTATTCTGACGCAAGCTACTTTCCCCATTGTGATTGGTGCCGGTGGGAATGGCGGTGCCAGTGGCACCAACGGGGGCGCAAGCAGTGCCTTTGGTGTCAGTATGCCCGGCGGAAACGGATCCGCCGGATCACCCACCGCCCCCGGTGCAGGGGGTTCAGGTGGCGGCAGGGGAAGTACCGCCAATACCGGCGCGCCTCACAACGGGGGAGACGGCGGTACTGCCGGATCCAGTGGATCTGGAGTGAGCGGAGCCGCAGGCTCCGGCAATCAAGGGCGCACCCCTGTAAACCCCTATGACAATATCGCCTATGGATGCGGCGGCGGTGGTGCCAATGGAGGCCGAGGAGGCGGGGCTCCCGGTCGAGGGGGCGGCGGAAACGGCGGTGGCCTAACAGGCGGTGATGGTCACCCGGGCGGCGGAGGCGGCGGCGGGGGAATCCCTTCCGGCTCTGGAGGCCGAGGCGGCAATGGCATCGTGTATATCTACGCCAGACCAGGAAGACACACAAGCCATCAAGGGGCAATCACAACGCTTTCCGATGACGAAGCCACCAAAACCATCGCCATCCTAAAAGGTGACATCTGCATCGATGTGGCAGTCTTCCAAACCGGAGAGGACGTCCAAAATTTCCTAACAGAAGGATGCTGGTCAGAAGCGGATGCCATGAAAGAACTAGACAATGGTTTCGGCATCGGAGACAAATGGGATGGCGAAACATGGATCAGACAGGAACCTCCACAAGAGGCGCAGTCATGATTCGCGTTGATGTAAGCGCCATCAAAAAAGTAGCACAGTCCATGGGGAAACAAGCGGGAACAGTCTTAAATGGCCTAGCCCTCAAAACAGCCGAACACTTAGCGGAAGAGGCAAAGATCCGCACTCCAATCGACACAGGCCTCCTCAAACAAAGCTGGGAGACAAGGGAGACGGGGGAGCTGAACGCTCTCGTAGAAAACCCCGCTCATTACGCCTCCTTCGTCGAATTCGGTACCCGTTTCATGGAGGGACAGAAGTTCCTCACAACTGCAATCGCAGAGACGGAAGAAGCCGTGGGGTCGATTGTGACAGAGCATCTGGAAACCAAAATCAGGGGGTGGTTTGGTGACGCATAAGATCTTAGACGGTATCTCCAAAGCCCTAAAAGAAGCCTTCCCGGACTGTGTCATTTTCGGTGACAAACGCGTCCGCCAAGGACTTCCTACGCCCAGTTTCTTTGTTGGTCTAGGCGAATGCAGTACAAAACCGCTCCCCTCAGGGCTCACGCTACTCAAACAACATGCAGAGGTCATCTATTTCCCTGAAACCCAAGATAGCTACACCGAACTATGGCGCATAGGCGCAAAAGCCTTGGCGGCTTTGGAGCGGATTCCCTTAGAAGACGGGACGTCAACCCGCGGCCTCTCCCGCCGCTGTACAATCAATGACGGACTCATGCATATACACGCTGTCTATCGCCTGCGTTTGATCCCAACCGAGACCATTGCACTCATGGGAGATATGACGCGAAATGTAAGGCAGAGACATTAGAAAGGAAGGACACTTTATGGCAATTGGCGGAGGAACTTTTGAAACTCAAAACCGCATTTTACCCGGTACATATATCAACTTCATATCAGCGGCAAGCAACACCATCCCCCTCTCAAACCGGGGATATGTAGCCCTAGCACTAGAGCTCCCCTGGGGGCCTGTAGACGAGATTTTCACCGTAACAGGGGAGGATCTGCTCAGACGCTCCCGCACCTTATTCGGCAGAGAATACACCCACCCGGATTTAGCTCCCTTGCGGGAACTCTTCCGAGGCGCCCGGGTTGCCCATCTATATCGCCTAGGCAGAGACGGCACCCATGCCGCCTGTGATCTAGCCGAAGCACGTCATCCCGGTGTGCTGGGTAACGAGATTGTGCTGGTTATCACCCAAATCAGCGAGGGATACACAGTGGAAACCCTCCTAGACGGCGTATCCGTAGACCACCAAGCTGTAACAGATATCCACGCACTCAGAGACAATGACTTCCTGATTTGGAACAGGGAAGCCGGCCTAGAAGGCACCGCTGGTCTGAATCTATCCGGTGGTACAGACGGTACACCCCGGGCAGACGAATACACAAACTTCCTCGCCCAATCAGAAGCATATGCCTTCAATACCCTAGGCTGTGCCGCAACAGACCCGGCGATCAAATCCCTCTTCGCCCGTCACGTCAAGCGAATGAGAGAAGAGTCCGGCATCAAAATCCAATGCGTACTTCACCGTTTCCCGGAGGCGGATTATGAAGGTGTCATCTCCGTAGAAAACGAGACAGCGGAAGGAGAAACCGGTCTGGTCTACTGGGTAACAGGCATGACAGCGGGCTGTCCCATCAATCGCTCCCTCACAAACCGCCGCTATCAGGGAGAGTTTACCGTAGACACCAAACACACAAAGCGGGAGCTGGAGCGGCTTTTACAAGGCGGTAGTTTCCTCTTCCACGGCACAGGTGGCCGAGAGATCCGGGTGGTAGAAGACAGAAACACCCTCCGTACCTTTGAGATGGATCGCTCAGAAGACTTCTCTCTCAATCAAACCATTCGTGTCTTAGATCAGATTGCAATAGACATCGCAAATCTATTCAGAACCCGTTACCTGGGTATCATCCCAAACGACACCGCCGGACGCCTCAGCTTTTGGTCAGACATTGTGAGCCATCACCGGCAAATGGAGCAGATCCGCGCCATCGAAAACTTCGACCCGGCAGATATCACAGTAGAGCGGGGCGAGAGCAAGAGAAGCGTGGTAGTAGAAGACTACGTCATGCCGGTTACCGCCATGAGCAAGCTCTACATGACCGTTGTGGTCAGATAAGGAGGTAAATTATGCAAAGTTTCATGAACGCAAGAGACGCCCTAAGCGCTTCCCTGGCGGAATGCTACATCACGATTGAGGGAAACCGTTACAATTTCATGCAAGCAATCGACTTGGAAGCCGTGATTGACCGCACAAAGGTGGAAGTACCAATCCTGGGCAGAACCGGCAGAGGCAACAAAGCCACCGGCTGGCGCGGCAAAGGGAATGCCACCTTCCATTACAACACCAGCATATTCAGAGAACTCATGTACAAGTTCAAATCGAGAGGCGAAGACGTCTACTTCGACATCCAAATCTCAAACGAAGACCCCACATCAGGCGCGGGACGCCAAACAGTTGTCCTGAAAGACTGCAATATCAACTCAAGCATCCTAGCTAAATTCGACGCAGATGCAGAGTTCCTCTCCGAAGTCCTAGACTTCACCTTCGAAGACTTCGAAATCCCAGAGACATTCAACACCCTAGAGGGCATGTCGTAATATATTGTAGGGGCGGCGTCAGGCCGCCCGCCTACTCCAACTTTCTGTGCACCATCGGCAATGTGCCAGAATTACAACCACGGGCGGGCAAACCCCGCCCCTACAAAAGGAGGTATCCCATGACCCCTACCATCCAGAATCCAAACTTAAACTTCACCGGCACCCTAAGCCGCCGATCCCAAACGAACCGAATTATCCTACACCATTTAGCGGCAGACGCCTCTGTACAAACCGTCCACAGCTGGCATCTCCAAAGGGGCTGGATCGGCATCGGTTACCACTTCCAAGTGGATCAAGACGGTACCATCTGGCAAGGAAGACCCACAGACACCATCGGCGCCCACACCCAAGGATCCAACGCAACATCCATCGGAATCGCCTGCCAAGGAGACTATCACCGGGCAAAAATCACAATGCCGAATACCCAAATGGAATCCCTGGTCTGGCTCCTCCGCCATCTGCGGGGCATCTATGGAGACATCCCCATCAGCGGACACAGAGAACACCAAGCAACCGCCTGCCCCGGACAGTTTTTCCCCCTAGACGAGATCAAAAATCAAGCAGAAAGTGAGGAAGAAGAGATGACAGAAGACCGCATAAAAGCCCTTATCACCCAAACCCTAACAGAACTCTTAAGCGGTAAAGGCACAGAGCCCTCTCCCTGGGCAAAGCCGGAATGGGACTTAGCCATAGAAGCGGAAATCACAGACGGCACCCGCCCCGGCGGTTACGTCACAAGAGAAGAGGCCGCCATCATGGCCCACAGAGCGAGGCGTGTAGAGTAACATGAAACACCTAACAAAAGATATCACGGCAGTGGTACTCATCGCCCTAGTCAGCATCATCACCATCACAGGCGCTGTCGCCGGATTCTACGGTGCATTCATGTCCCGCCAAGCAGTCGTAGAGACCCAGCTGATCCACATCCAGCAGGAGCTTGCCATTATCTCCAGCACTATCAGCGACAGGGAAGACAGAGTGCAAGACCTAACCAAACGAATTGCCCGGCTAGAGACAAGGATGGACTACTATGCCCGCTTCTATTAAGCTCAAACAGATCGGCATCCGAACGCTCCGCACCATGCTCCAAACGATAGCAGGCCTACTAGGCACAGCCGGTATGTTCCGGGAACTGGATTGGCGCATGATTGTCTCAGCAACGATTTTGGCAGGGATCAGTTGTGTGCTGATGAACCTGGGGAAATGTCCGAAGGAAAACGATTGACTAACTGGTATCGTTGCACTTTGTAGGGGCGGCGTTAGGCCGCCTGCAGGTTTATTGGTGCATCAGCAGTAAGCGCGCGGGCGGGCAAACTCCGCCCCTGCGAATTTTCTCACCCCCAAATCACACATCTTGTTAATTCCACCTCCAGGTGATATAATAACCAACATATGTCCACAGAACGCAGTGCGGAGGTAGAGAACCATGTATCAAAAAGTCCCAACGGGTATGAGTTTTCCAGAGCGAGAAGCTGAAGTCCTGGCATTTTGGAAAGAACATGACATTTTCAAAAAAAGTATCGAACAAAGCGAGCATGACAGTCCCTATATCTTCTACGACGGCCCCCCAACCGCCAACGGCACCCCTCACATTGGGCATGTCTTGACCCGGGTCATTAAGGACACCGTCCCCCGCTTCCAAACCATGAAAGGCCACCAAGTCCCCCGGAAAGCCGGCTGGGATACCCATGGTCTGCCTGTGGAGCTTGAGGTGGAGAGAAAACTAGAAATTTCAGGGAAAGACCAGATCGAAGCATATGGTCTTGCACCCTTTATTGACCAATGTAAAGAATCTGTCTGGAAGTACAAAGGCATGTGGGAAGAATTCTCCGACATCGTGGGCTTCTGGGCGGACATGGATCACCCCTATGTCACCTATCACAACGACTATATCGAATCTGTCTGGTGGTCACTCAAGACCATCTATGATAAGAATTTACTATACAAAGGCTTCAAGATTGTACCCTACTGCCCCCGTTGCGGCACACCTTTATCCAGCCATGAGGTAGCGCAAGGGTATAAAGACGTCAAAGAGCGTTCCGCCTATGTGAAATTCCCCGTGAAGGACGAAGAAAACACCTATATCCTCGCCTGGACAACCACCCCTTGGACACTGCCGTCGAACCTAGCCCTCTGCGTAGGGCCGGAGATCACCTATGCTAAAATCCGTGCAGGGGAAGAGGTTTACTATCTGGCCAAAGATCTTATCAAAAACGTACTGGGTGAAGATGCCGAGTATGAAGTGCTAGAAGAAATTCTAGGCAAAGACTTAGAGCGCAAACCCTATCTGCCCCTGTTTGACTTCGTATCCCCCGAAGACGCCGAAAAATCCTTCTTCGTCACCATGGACGACTACGTCACCACTGCTGACGGCACAGGCGTTGTCCACATGGCGCCCGCCTTCGGTGAGGACGACAACCGCATCTGCCGCAAATACGGTATGGCCTTCGTCCAATTCGTAGATGCCGCCGGAAAAATGACCGCCGAAACCGATTGGGAAGGGGTCTTCGTGAAAGACGCAGACCCGCTGATTATCAGAGCCCTCAAAGAAAAGGGACTGCTGGTTTCGTCACCCAACTATACCCACAGCTACCCTCATTGCTGGCGTTGTGATACGCCGCTCTTATACTACGCCCGCGCCTCTTGGTTCATTGAGATGACAGCGGTAAAGGAAAACCTCATCAAGAACAACAACACTGTCAATTGGGTGCCGGACTTCATGGGCGAAAAACGCTTCGGCGACTGGCTGGAAAATGTCCAAGACTGGGGCATCAGCCGGGAGCGTTACTGGGGTACCCCTCTGCCAATCTGGGTCTGCGACTGCGGACATCGGCACTGCATCGGCTCCATCGCGGAACTAAAAGAGCGCAGTGACAACTGCCCGGAAGACATCGAACTCCACCGCCCCTATATCGATGCCGTGACCATGCCCTGTCCCAAGTGCCAAGGCACCATGCACCGTACCCCGGAAGTCATCGACTGCTGGTACGACTCCGGCGCCATGCCTTTTGCCCAACACCACTATCCATTTGAAAATAAGGAGCTCTTCGAACGGGAATTCCCGGCAGACTTCATCTCAGAAGCCGTGGATCAAACCCGGGGCTGGTTCTACAGCCTCCTGGCAATCTCCACTCTGCTCTTTGACAAAGCCCCCTTCAAAAATGTCATCGTCCTAGGTCACGTACAGGACAAAGACGGACAAAAGATGAGTAAATCCAGAGGCAATGTAGTGGAACCCATGGAAGCCCTCCGCACCTACGGCGCAGATGCCATCCGTTGGTATTTCCTCTCCAACTCCGCCCCCTGGATCCCCAATAAATTCCACGGTCAAGCCGTGGTAGAAACCCAGCGGAAGCTACTTTCCACTCTCTGGAACACCTATGCATTCTACGTCCTCTACGCCGAAATCAGCCAGTTTGACCCAACGAAACACGAGCTGGATATGAAAACACTATCCGTCATGGATCGCTGGATCCTATCCCGCCTAAATGACACCGTCCGCACCGTAGACGAAAACATGTCCAACTACAAACTGGTAGAAACCTGCCGTCCATTACAAGACTTCGTAGACGACCTCTCCAACTGGTACGTCCGCCGAAGCCGCGAACGCTTCTGGGCGGACGGCCTGGATTCTGACAAGGTAAACGCCTATCTGACTCTCTACACTTGTCTCACCACAGTGGCAAAAATCGCTGCTCCCATGATTCCCTTCATGACAGAATCTATCTACCAAAACCTGGTCCGCTCTGTCCAGAAAGACGTACCCGAGAGCGTACACCTCTGCCGCTTCCCGGAGGCACAGGCAGAATTCCTAGACCCGGCCTTGGAAGAGAGTATGCAGGCAGTCCTCCAAATCGTCACCCTAGGCCGTTCGGCGCGAAACAGTGCAAGTCTAAAAATCCGCCAACCCCTTCGTAAGATGTTTGTGAAGACGAATGTGGAGCTAAAAGATGAATTCATCTCCATCATCGCCGATGAGCTCAATCTCAAAGCGGTAGAGCTCATGGACGATGTATCCGGCTTCGTATCCTACACCTTCAAGCCCCAACTCAAGACTTTGGGCCCAAAATACGGCAAACACATCGGTGAAATCCGCGAGATTCTCGCAAACCTAGACGGCATAGAGACAAAAGCCGAACTAGATCGAGCAGGTGCCATCCACCTCACCATCTCAAGCGGAGAGGCGACTCTCACAGAGGAAGACCTCTTGATCGAAACCGCCCAAAGAGAGGGGCTATACACCGTATCTGACCACGGCGTAACCGTGGCAATCGACACCACGCTGGATGAGGCCTTGATCGAAGAAGGGTTCGTGCGAGAGGTCATCAGCAAAATCCAAACCATGCGCAAAGAAGCCGACTTCGAAGTCACAGACCGCATTCACGTGAAAATGCGGGGAAGCGCTCGTGTGGCGGAAGTCATAAAAGACAACTACGCCCAAATCGCCGGAGAAGTCCTAGCGGAATCCATGGAATCCGCAGAGGATGTAAGCGGTTGTACCGCCCACCAAGAGTGGGACGTAAACGGCGAGCTCGTGGAGTTCGGACTGGATAGGAAGTAG